TCCAGCTATTGCATTCGGGAAAAAGCCACATACCGTGGGGACGGCGGCAGGATCGTCCAGACAGGGGAACCCCTCCTGACGGCGGCTTCGACTGCTGAGGCGTCAGGCATCACTGTCTGGTCCTCCTCCAAATCAAATCCTCTCTCTCTCTCTCTCTCTGATGGAAGACGAACAACGCCCGGCTTGGACCTACGACATCGGCGCATTCCTGCGCGCGAAGGTCAGGCCCGTGATCGCGCTGGACGAGCCCACGGTGCAACGCCTAACCGGCGTCTGCGCGGCGCTCTACGACCTCGAGTGGCGCTTCGAGCAGGTGAGCGCCTGGGCGCTCTGGCTGGCGAAGCGAGTGGCCTCGAACCCCTCTGTGAAGTCGCCGGCAGCGGTCTACGTGAAGGAGATCGAGAAGGGCTCCCCGAAGGAGATGCCCACCGCCCCGAAGCGCGTGGACCCCGAGGGCCACTCGGCGGACCCCAGCTACCGGCAGAAGCAGCAGGAGAACCGCGAGCGCGTGGACGACCAGTACGGCGACACCTCGCCCCCGTTCTCGCTCTGCCTCCCCCTGGGCCGCGCGCTCCGCAAGGCGGACCCGCAGAACCCCGACCCGTTCCGGGAGGCGCAGCTCGTCCTGGACAAGGCGTGGCGCGACCAGGGGAAGCCCCCGTTCTACAAGTTCGACGCCACCGGGCTCAAGCTGGACCCCCACGTGCTCGCTGAATTCGAGGCCGGCCAGGCCGAGGCGAGCGCGCATTTCGAGCGTCACAACAAGGAGACGACCTGATGAAACTCACCTGGACCGCAAAGCAACCGACTCAAGAGGGCTGGTACGTCTACCGCGAGGGGCCGCAGGCCCCGGTGGAGGTAGTTCACGCCTTCTTCCTCACGGCCAAGAACAGCGGCGAGCAACGCTACGGCTCCCCGACCGCATGGCCCCCGGCCTACGGGTACGCGAGGCCGGTCGGCAAGAACGTCGGCCCGCTCCTGGTGAAGCGGATGCACCAGCCTGAGTCCCTGGTAGAAGACGGCCTGGGCGGCCTGTACCTCTCCGACGCGGGGACTCTCCTGCCGTTCCCCTTCGACCTCGAGATGTTCCACGGGATGCTCGAGCTGCCCAAGGAGGAGCCGAAGAAGAAGGCCGCGCGCAAGAAGGCGACGAAGAAGAAGGCCATCGAGCTGACAGGCGGGGAGAAGGCCGAGCCGGTCGCGCCGGCCCCTGACACACCGGGGGTCGAGGAGTGAACCAGGAAGACCTCTTCGCAGAGCCGCGCCGCCGTCGAGACGAGGGGATGGCGCTGGCCCTTGAGAACGCCGACGAGCACATCATGGACTCCTTCGCGGACCTGGTGATCGGCGTCACCGAGTCCTTCCCTCTGGGCACGGAGCTGATGGGCGAGGACATCCGCAAGGAGTGCCTGAAGCGGGGGATCGTCCCCCACCATCCGAACGCTTGGGGGGGTGCGATCAGCGCCGTCGTCCGCAGCGGCCTCCTGGACTACCAGGGGCACCGGGCTCCTCGAGACCCCTCCTCGCACGCATCACGGAAGCCCTACTACGCCAGAGTCGAACCTACTGCGAAGGAGGACGAGGGGTGAACCGCCCCTTCCACAAGCTGCGCCGCCCGAACAAGTACGGCGCGAAGGCGACCGAGGTGGACGGGTTCCGCTTCGACTCGCAGAAGGAGGCGCGGTACTACCGCGAGCTCAAGCTGCGCGAGAAGGCGGGGGACGTTGTGATGTTCCTGCGCCAGGTTCCGTTCCACCTCCCGGGCAACACCCGGTACGTGGTGGACTTCGTGGAGTTCCACTCGGACGGCGCTGTGCTGTTCGTGGACGTGAAGGGCCGAGAGACTGAGATGTTCCGGCTCAAGAAGAGGCAGGTCGAAGACCTGTACCCCATCACCATCACCACCGTTTAGGAGGACACCGTGTACGACAAAGAGAGCCACGACCCCATGCTGCGAGCGATGAAGGGCGCGCAGCGTTCGATTGAGAGGGCCATCGTCATGCGTCGGGAGGAGGCGGGCTACGAGCCGCCGCCCGTGCCCGAGCCCGAGCCCGTGCCCAAGCCTGAGTGGCCGACCCGCCCCGCGCCAGCGACCCGGTACAAGCCGGCGAATATGCCCGACGTGACGTTCACCGACGTGACGTTCAACGGGAAGCTGGTTCACTGGCGCAAGGCTGAGAACCTGCACGACACCTGGATCAGCTCGAACAACGTGAATGTGGGGCAGCTCATGGCCCACTTCGGCCCTGGTGGTCGCATCGTCGTGCGCGTCCTGAACTGCATCGCCTTCACCGACCGGCGCATCTACGCCGCCCTGCGCATCGCCGGGCAAAGCTACGGGGACGTGGTGCTCGAGCCTGGGTACTGCGCGACCTACGTGGTTGCTCATGGCGAGTCCGTCGATCCGGGTCTCGGCACCCCCGAGGGTCTGGCGAACGCCAAGAGGTGGTACTCCAGTGTGGAGGAGCTTCAGGCCACGCGGTCCTGGGTGGCCGGCACCCCTCGCGCGAACGATGGAGGCGGCGCTGGGATCTACGACAACATCGCGTGGGCCGCTGGGACGCAGTTGGGACTGGAGCAGGCCCTCGAACAGCAGCTCGGCTGGGCGAACCGCAACGCCTACTGGCGGGTGGATCAGGAGGAGTGGGAGCAGGGGCGCGTGACACCGTGGACGCCGGGTCGCGGCACCTGGTACGGGTTGGATCGCTCCAGGAACGAGGCCCCCGGGGGCTGGACGAGCGCAGCCTTCGGCAAGAGCTGTCCGAAGGTGGTGGGCAAGGACGGCCAGAAGTACGACCAGCTCGACCACGAACACCTGGGCCGCGCTACGCACATGGCTCACTGGTGCGCGCAGCAGGGGTACGAGGAGGCTCTGGTCCACCTGATGTTCCTGGCCGGTGACGTTCGGCTCGGCTGGACCTGGTGGAACGCCGTGGACGAGACCCCTTCGGCTGAGAAGAGCCTGTACCTGACGGCGCACGGCATCATCGAGCACTACCCCAGCGAGGTGGGTTGCTACTGGACGGGACGAGCCTACGGGCACGCGCTCTGGACCCTCGCCAAGGCTGTGGAGCGCGGGCTGCCCTACGAGGACGACCTGGACACCATGCTGGACCTGGGCGAGCACGTCCTGGACAAGGACCGGCACGCGATCTTCGCCATCCCGCGGCGGTGCCCCCTCTTCGGCCACGAGGTCACGGCCTACGACACGAAGCTGGCCCAGTACGACGAGCGCATCCCCGAGGGGGCAACGCCGATGCTCGAGGTGCAGTTCGAGTCCTGGATCATCCTGCGCGCCATGTCGTGCGCGGCCCACCTGAGAGAGAAGGGGCAGTTCGAGCTGGGGGCCAAGGCGCACCACCTGGCGTCAGAGCTGAAGCGCGGGCTCAAGAACGACGAGCTGCGCTCGCATCTGCGCGCCCTGGGGCATCCCGATTGGTCGGACCCTGACGGCCCGAACTGGTACTCCTGGCTGATGGGCCAGCGGACGGCGGACAAGGTGGCGACCGAGCAGGGTCGCCTCTCCTGGATGGCCGACAACGCGGCGAACGCGCTGCCGCAGGGGTGGGACTGATGCCCTGGGAACCGACTGACGAAGAGGTGCGGGCGTTCATCGTAGCGCGCGGGCTCATTCCCTACGGCCCAAGGCATCCCTGGTGCCCAAGGTACAAGCCACAGCGCAAGCTCCTCCTCGCCGCCTGGTCCGTGAGTCCGGGGCCGGGGCTGGAGGCTCGCGTGGCGGAGCTGGAGAGCCTGGTCGGCGGCTGGTACGCCGCAGCCCGCCTGCGCGGCCTCTGTCCATCGAGCTACGAACCCAAGGATCCGTTCTACCCCGAGGGCGAGATCCTGGGCCGAGGCGAGACTGCCCGCCTCCGCGCCCGCGTAGCGGAGCTGGAAGAGGCGATGGTCGCCAAGATCGAGGGCTGGACGACACCGGCCCTGGAGAAGGCCGAGGCCCGCGTGGCCGAACTGGAGAGCAAGCTGGTCGCCGTTGAGAAGCACGCATCGGACTCTGCCCGACTACTGGAGGGCGTACGAGCGGAACTGGTGACTCACGTTGACGAGGTGCGGCTTCGGGTGCAGGCCGAGGCCCGCGTGGCGGAACTGGAGGTGGAGGCGCGTAATCAGAAGGCCCGAGCCGATTACCTCTCCGACTTCAACGGGCGATTGCAGGTCGAGCGCGAAGCGGTGCGTGGGATGCTTGCCAACGGCGATGGGTTGCCCTTTGGATGCCCCGACACCTACGCGGAGCGTGCAGGCTACGCCCTCGCCGCCCTCACCCCCACCAAGGAGGAGACCGATGGCAAGTGATGAAGAGAAGGTCCGCGTGGCCGAGGCGATTCGCGCCGACAAGTACTACCGGCAAGTGTTGGCTGGGCAGCGGCGCATCGCCACCCTGGAGGCCCGCGTGGCGGAGCTGGAGGCCGACCGCGATGCTGCGGTGCGAGAGTCCTGGGCCGCGTCCCCGGAGCCGCCAACTCGAACGCCCGGCCCAGTCACCTACGCAAGCGAGACCGGCGCGGTGTCGGTCCCCGGAAAGCGGCTCTCCTACGAGGATCCGCCCGTCAAGGGCGAGCCCCTGTTCCGCGTAGTGGATGCCGAGGGAGTCGAGCAACTCGATCACTACGACTTCTTCATCGACAAGGACGGCGCAGTCTGGGCACGCGAGGATGACGTTCACGACACGCCGCACGTCGAGATTGGCCGACGCATCGGATACCGCGTCGAGTGGCTGCTCGACCCGACCACCGGAAGGCCGCCGAGGAGGTTCGGCGTATGAGCAAGTTCAAGCCGTTCAAGCTGTTCAACTACGACAACCCGCCCGACCGCTCGCAGCCTGCGTTCCGCGTCCGGGCGCACGACCCCGCGAAGCAACACATGGCCGACGCGATGGCGAACTGCCTGCCGCCGCTTGCTGCCACCAACGCCCGACTGCTCCAGCGGTACGTGGAGGAGAACAGGCGGGCTGAGCGCGGATGCCGCTACTGGCAGGGGGCTCCGTCGTGAAGCACCCCCTCGAACCCGGTACGGTGCTGCGGGACAGCAGAGGCAGGAGGTGGACCGTGCGGCGGTCGAATCACATCTCAGGCCACTGGCTGTCGGCCACGGACGCGCAATGCGACGGGCGCTTGGTCTACGTCCTGCGCCACAATGGCTTCGGCTTCGAGGCCCTCAGCCGATACCCCGCCTCCGAGGTCGAGGCCTGGGAGATCATCGAACACCCCAACCCCACCCCATCACCATGAAGAACCGAACCGCCCGCATCCTGTCCCTGTCCGTCGCCCTCGCCGCGCTCGCCGCCTGGGGCCGCGCCTCCGACTGCTCGACCAGCTCGAGCGGCGTCACCCTGCTCCCCGCCTTCAACGGGATCATCATGCAGGGCACGCCCGCGCTGGAGGGCCGCGCCGCGCTCCTCGTCTACTCGCCCAGCTCGATGCCTGGCGTCCCGTTCACCGGGGGCGAGCTGTGCGTCCAGCCCTTCGTGCCCGGCGCGGGCCGCACGTCGGTCTCGATGTTCGACGCCGAGGGCAACGCCTTCCCCGTGCTGCCCCCGAGCGGCACCTTCTACCAGGGGTGGCATCGCACCGTGGACGGCACGGGCGACACGACCGAGATGAGGTTCATGCCGTGAGCGCGCAAGGAGACCGACCGGCGTTCCCGACCGCAGCGGTAGAAACCTGGGACTACCAGGTGGAGCGGTGGCTGACCAGCCAGGCGAGCCAGGGCATGACCCTCCGCGAGCACTACGCGGGGCTGGCGATGCAGGGGATGGTAGGTGGGATGGTCGGCCTGCTGAATGGCGAGCCTTCCGCCTACGCCAAAGGTGCGTGCAACGCCGTCGTGGCTGACCGCGCCGTGGCCCTTGCCGACGCCCTCCTCGAAGCCCTGGAGGCGAAGCCGTGAGCGACCAGGAGGAGCCCGAGGAGCCGCGCGTGATCGCGATCGACTTCTGGCACAACAGCTACGTGGCCCAGATACGCCGCGACATGGAAGCCTGGAAGGCCATCGTCCTCACGTTCGAGGAGCCCCCGAAGCCGCCGACCAGGCGGGAGCGCCTCGCCCACTGGTGGAACGCGCTCTGGGAGTGAGAGCACCGGCCCAACGTGGGCCGGGCGGTGGGCGGGGGGTTGAGTTGGAAGCGGCTCTGGGAAGCCCCCCCCCACCTTCTCCCCCCTCCGTCTCAGTAGTTGTAGCGGATCGCCGCTTCGACGGTCAGCTCGTAGGTGGTGCTCAGGGAGAACCCGCTTCCCGAGGACAAGTACCCGTTCACGTAGTTCGAGTCGAACTCGACCTCCACGGTGCCGGTGCCCGTCAGCGCCGAGAGCACACTCGAATCGGTGATCGTCCCGCTCCAGGTGTAGTCGGACTCGGCATCGGTCTGCTCGATCAGCAGGCTGTCCCCACCCGCGATCCGTTGCAGGAGCAGGGGGTGATAGTTCGAGTGGGCGAAGCTGAACTCCCCGTCTCTGCTCATCACGACCCGCTGGTAGTTCGATCCCTGGGTGTGGCCGGCGTCCCAAATGTCGAAGCCGAACGGGAAGCTCCCGGTGCCGTTCGCCACGCCGATCCCGATGGAGTTCGTGGACGAGCTGGTGTTCCCCAGGTCGAAGCTGTTGGTCCGGGTGATCTTCAGCCCAACCTCCACGCTGGTCAGCGTGCCGTTGGCCGGGTCGAACTGGTCGAAGTCGATGGGCACGTCGGTGTCCGACTCAAGGAGGCCGGTCACGACCTCCTCCTCGATGATGCGGGCCACCGGGGCGGCAAGCACGGTGCGACCACTGAACAGGTAGTCGCACGTGTTGAGGTCGGTCTCGTCGCCGGGCAGGAAGGCGCAGGCGAAGGCAAAGGGTAGCAGTAGGGCTTTCATGGTCTCTCCGGTCAGTGGCCCCCGGTGCCGTTGTCCAGCAGGGGGCCGAGTTTCAGGTCAGGGTTCAGCGCACCCGCTGTGCGCCACATCAGGTTGATCTCTGCGGCTGTCGGCCTGCGCTCCATGTCGTCGGCCAGGCGCTCCGCTGCGACCACCACGCGGTCCACCTTCGCGTTGAGGTTCGTCGCGTAGACAGCTGCGCCGCTGGTCGCCACGACGATGGTGCTCACGCCCCCGCCCACCCAGGCGAGCAGCCTGCGGTTCGCAGCCTGGAGGAGCGTTGATTCCTGGTCGGTCACTGGTGCTTCTCCTGCCAGGCCTCGACGGCTTCCTCATGCCGCTTGCACCACTCGTCCATGCTCTCCGGGTCGCCGTTCTCGTCCGTCCCCCGGCGCGTCACGATCTCGAACGTGATCCCCTGCCAGGTGACCGTGGTGGTCTTCTCCTCCACCTCGCCCGCCCCCTCGAGCACGGTCCCGTCCAGCGCCTTCCGGCGTGCTCGAGCTATCCAGGCGTCAGCGGGCTCGCCCGGCGCGCGGTAGATCAGGAGGGTCCGATCGTCGGGGTAGGCCCCGCGGATGCGGATGTACTGGGGCTGGGCGGATCGCTGCGTCATGGTCTTCGTCAGGTGGTCGAGGATGTCCAGGCGGGTCGAGAGCCCGCCCAGGTGCCAGGCCCAGAGCAGGGCCAGAGCAGCGACGAGCACCGCCAGGAGCCCGAGACGCCGCCTCATCTTAGAGCCCGATCTGGACCTGACGGACCACCGACTTGACGAGAATCATGCCCGCCTGCACGTCTGGGTCTTCGGACTCGCGGAGCAGTTCGTCGGCCAGCTCCAGGGCCGCGTCCAGCGCGCTCGAAGCCTCTGCCCCCTCCGAGAGCTGCAAGGCCTCCCCCGCCACCTCCAGCCATCCGGCCAGCGCGAGGAGCTCAGCCGCCAGGTCAGGCTTCTCGGCCTCGTAGATGGTCGCCAGATCGGTCGCAGTTCCGCCCGCCAGTTCCAACTGCTGACCAACTGCAACCGGGTCCACGGCACCGTCAGCCTTGCAGCCAACGAAGAAGGCCCCAGCCGCGAGAGCGACCAGGGCCATGACGAGCAGGATGGGGCGTCTCATGCCCCACAGGCTACCTACCGCTCAGGGGAGTCCGAAGCCTCTTCCTCCTTCCAGGACCGCACCCGGATCGAGCCAGACCCGCCCACGGGCCGCACCTCCAGTTCGAGCCGCAGACCGGCCCCGTACCGCATCACCTCGCAGGCTGCCCAGCAGTCGGGCGTCGTCCTGGGCCTCATCAGCACCAGCACCACCTTCCCGGTCAGCCGGTCCCCCTCGTCCATCTGTTGTCGGATGCCCATTACTCGTTCTCCTCCGTGCATCGCACGCAATTCGGTCCATGCCGGTCGCCCTTCGGAGCGTCGGCCACGTACTCAGACCAGTCCCAGGACTCGTCCGGCTCGATCCCGGCGTGCTCCTGCTTGGCCCCACAGAGCCAGCAGGGCTGCTCAGACCGCTCCAGGGTCGCCTCCCGCGCATCCGGGCGACAACCGGCGTGGTAGCCGTCGTCGTCGCTCTCCGTGGCGTGGGCCGGCTCTCCGCACCCAGGACACAGCTCCAGCTCGTACAGCTCAGGGTCGCGCATCCTACTGGCCCTCCTCGTTCGGGATCCAGATCCAGGCCTGGACAAAGCAGCCCCCTTCGGGCTCGCAATGGATCACGCCTGCCGTCTCGGTCACGTCATGCTCCCCACGCTCGTCAGAGCCAGGGAGCTGCTTCAGGAGCACAGCGGCACGCTCGCGAGCCCGCTCGTCGCGCACCTCTTCGTCGGTCGGGGGCTGGATGTACCTCACTGGTCGCCCCCCTTCATCTCCCGCTCCAGAGACCCGATCACCTTCTCGCCCTCGGTGACAGCGCTAAAGCCCTTCACGCACTCCCGCATCGAGGCGTCCAGGGTCTCAGGCTTGATCGACCGGCTGGAGAGCTGCGCCATGATCCCCATCGCCGCCGCCACGCTCGAACGGATGATCTCAGCCCCCGCCTTCTGCTGCGCGATCAACCCCGCCAGCACGGTCCCCTTCGGGATACTCGCCTCTGGCATCAGGCACATCGCACGGGTGATCTGCTCACAAGCGAGGAGCTTCGTCATCGCCACCCCCATCGCAGCGTGCTCTGCCTCCGTCCAGTCCCCGCGCATCTTGATCGGTTCGCTCATCGCTGGTTCCTCCTCTGCTTTCCAAGGTCCACGGCGTAGCGCCGCTCTAGTTCGATCGCCTCGCGACGGGCTCCCCCGTCACGCCAATGCCAGCCCCACAGGAGCCCGAGCCCGAGCCCGGTCACCAGGGTCGCCGCCTGCACCACAGTCTCGACACTGATCTGGATCATGCGGGCACCCCCGTCTCGCCCAGCAGAACCAGGCAGAGCCCAGCCACAATCGCCTTTGCGATGGCGTCTCGCTCGTCCCAGCCCTCATCGTTCGGGTCCATCGCCGCATAGCTCTCCAGCTCGTGCAGCAGGTCCAGCTTGCGCAGCGCGCACCGGGCGTCCGCCGTCGCGCGCTTCAGAGCCCGATCCGGGCTTCGGTCCTTCTCGGAGTTCTTCATGTCTACTCTTCCTGTTGTGGCTCGCGCCGTATGCGCTCACCTGAGACCTCAAGTATCGGCTCACCGTCCCGCAGCGGTCCAACCGATTCGGTTTTTCCTTGCCGCACTCACCCCAAGCGGGGACAGTTCGGGTGCTCGTTCGCCCCTGAATGAGAGCCCCAACCGGGGGGCGATGTAAGCCCCTGCAAAGGCTAGGCTTACGCTGAGACTCCATGAGCGACGACCTACCCCTCCACTCCGCAGACTGGCCCAGGCTCAAGGAAGTGGGTCACGCCTACGATCCTGCCGTGGCGAAGCCTGCCTTCCTGGTGGTGCTGGAGCGCGAGGGGAACATCCAGGACGCCTGCCGCGCCTGCGCCGTGGACCGGGCCACAGTCCGCACCTGGAGGAAGAAGGATCCCGACTTCAACCGGGCCGTGGTCAACGCGAGGCGCTGCTGGAGCGAGGAGAGGGGCAACCTGCTGGAGAAGCACGCGCTCGACGTGGCGCTCAACGGCGGGAAGAACCAGTACGTGCATGACGGAGAGGTGCACACCCTGCGCCGGCACGATGGCAAGATCCTCCAGGCCGCGCTCCAGCAGTTCAGCGGGTGGGGCCAGGCCGAGCAGGCCGCCGCCTTCGTCAAGGAGTACATCCTGGTCGGCAAGGAGGGCGAGACGTACTCGCTGTCCGAGATGCTGAAGACCTACTTCGCCCCCCAGCTCAGGGAGGCCCGAGTCCTAGACCATGACGACGACGATCACTGACACGGTACGCGGCGTGGCCGTGCTCTCCCTCTCCGGCACGCGCTCCCTGGAGTGCGAGAGCAACTACGAGCTGCCGCTCTACCTGCGCCGGACTGACCCCGACACCGGGCTGGACGTGGGCGCGACCAACCTGCGGCCCTTCGACACGGCCACGACCCCCACGCCGGGCCTGGGCCTCACCTGGGAGCTGTGGGACAGCGACCGCGACAACCTGCTGGCCGAGGGCGCAGCCACGCAGCGGGGGGTGCGCGCGGCGCTCGAGATCACCATCGACACCATCCCGGCAGACACGGACACGATGGTCATCGAGTACGTGAACCTCTCGAACCCGGACCTGCCGACGATCACGCAGCGCACGTACACGTTCGAGGCGACCGACCCGCCGACCGCGCTCTCCGGTGCGGACCAGATCCGCGTCGAGAGCGCGCTCTCCGGGTCTGCGGGGATCGGCACCGTGATCGACCGCCTGGTCAACGCCATCAACGGCACGCTCGACCCCGGCGACATCATGTCCGCAGGCCCAGGCACGCAGAGCTGCGAGGAGCTGGTCGCGTACCGCTCGCTGACGGACACGCTGGTCATCGAGGCCCGCGACGGCGGCACCTGGGGCAACATGAACGCGGTCACGACGACGGGCGGCTACCTGCCTGCGGCTGCCGACTTCACCGACGAGCCCCTGACTGGCGGCACCGGCAAGCGGGGGATCGCGCTCACGATGGACGCGGGCGACCTCCCGAACACGCTCATCACCGCGCCGGACACGCAGCGGCGCTGCTACGCGGACCTGTTCGGGCTCTACTCCGACCACACGGCGGAAGCCCCGGCCCGCCTGAAGCTGGTCGCCAGCCCCGCGCAGCTGCACAAGACCGCCACCACCTGATCGGTGACCCTCCCCGGCCCCACTGACCCGACCGCCCGAGGACGCATCCCCTTGAAACTACCCGTCAGCGTAGGAGGCAGCCCGGAGCTACAGCCCGTCCAGGTGGGCGGGCGCGAGCAGATCCGTGCGCAGCCCCCGCTGAACCTGGTGCTGTGGATGATGGACGACACGGGGCGCAGCCAGATGCCGTCCTACGACGACTTCAACCGCTGGCCGGGGACGTACCCCCACGCCTCGATGCCGCGGCTGGCCGGGTTCATCACGGAGGGCATCCGGTTCACGCAGGCAAGGGTGGACGCCAGGTGCGCGCCGACCAGGGCCGCGATCTTCACCGGCAGGCAGGGGCACCGGACCACGCTGCACCCGGACGGCACGGGCGTCGGAGACGTGATCGCCAACACGCCGGACACCAACAGCCCCTTCCACATCGGGATCGTGGCCGAGCAGAACCCCTGGCCGGGCCTGGTCCGCGCCTCTGGAGCGCCCCACGGCACCGGGATGTTCGGCAAGTACCACCTGTACGAGTACCAGCCGGATGTCGTCACGGGCGAGGGCATCCTGAGCACCAGGCTCAACCCGCGCGCCATCGTGGACGAGGCTGGCTTTGATGTGGCACACGAATGCCTGCGCCTGGGCAACGGCCAGCCGCTCTACGGCTTCTTCAACTTCCCGTACAGCTACACGGACGCGGACGTGCATGAGGTGTACTACGCGGGCGACTTCGAGGGCGACCTGCCGCCTGGCGCGCTGCCGCTGCCCGAGGGAGACGTGTACAGCCCGGCGTTGATGTACAAGAAGGCCACGTACTACATCGACGAGTGCGTGGCGGCGGGCAAGCCGTGGATCATCGACTGGGAGATGAACCTGATCCACGACCTGCTGCCCGCGATGGAGCCGGTGCAGCTCATGGTGGACCCGGCGAACCCCGATGGCGTGGAGGTGGCGCTGTTCTCCTGCTACACGCAAGCCGAGCTGATCCCGGACGCGGCGGGGAACAACGGGGAGACGGTGGACGGCGGGTACGACCGGTTCGGGCAGCCGGACGACGATCCGACCACGGGCGTCTACGGCCCGAGCGGCCAGGTGCACGTCGAGTGGCGGCGCGCGCGGGCCGCGCTGGAGGTGGTGGACACGCTGGCCGGGATGCTGAACGACTACGTGAAGGTGAACCACCCGCAGGAGTACGCGCGGACGCTGTGGATGCACTACAGCGACAACGGCGAGCTGCAACGCGCGGCGACCCCGCTCGAGACGCCTGAGTTCACGGACCTGTCAAGCGGCCCCGGCACGCCGTACTACAACTGCATCCCGCCGACGACGACCGGCGAGGTGAGCGCGACCGTCAGCGAGCTGTACCACGTGTACTCCGACGCGAAGGGCACGACGAAGGACGAGGGCATCCTCACCCCGCTGATCGTCTGGGGCGGGCCGCTGTCCAGCGATGTGCGCGGGCAGGACTGCGCCCGGTACGTGGACGCCTGCGACTTCTACCCGACCATCTTGGACATCGTGGCCCCTGGCTGGCGCGCGACCCTGGGGGCGACGGAGCTGGCGAAGATCGACGGCGAGAGCTTCTACGAGTCGTTCTGGAACCTGGCCGCGCCGAGCAAGCAGTTCACGACCCATTGCGTCTTCGAGCCTGGGTACGTGGATGACGTGGCCCAGGAGGTCACGCTGTACGACTTCAGCATCGTGGGCACGGAGTCCACGGTGTCGTCCGAGGGCTACAAGTTCCGGCGCATCTTCGAGACCGGCGAGACGGCGCAGACCTACCAGATGTTCAACCTGGCGACCGACCCGAAGGAGACGACGAACGTGGCGAGCGGTGGATCGGCGGCGGACGTTCTCGCCTCTGCCGAGCTGCTTGGGCTGCACCAGGCCTTCTTCGGCCAACCCTTTGTGATCCCCTGATGAAAAGCCGATTCGAGAAGGACTGGGACGACGACCTGGTGCCGACGCCGCGCGCGGACGCATGGCGCAAGGCGCACAACGAGACGTGGGCGCGACTCAACGCCAGCGTGAAGGAGTCGCTACAAGAGTGGGAGGACGACCTGTGGGCCGTGCCCGAATCACTCAAGGAGGGATCCTGATGGACAAGTTCACCGAGTTCGTGGAAGCCTCGATGCAGCCCGGCTGGGGCGAGGAGTTCCGCATGGACGAGTACCGCAAGCACGTGTTCCACCTGCGCGACGAGCCGATCACGGAGCACCTGCAACTGCGCATTCGCGCGGCGTACTACCGCGCCGAGCACCACTACCCCCGAGACTTCCGCCTGGGAAAGAGATTCTGATGGCATCCATCCGACGCACAAGCCCGCAGGGCATCGCCGCCCAGCTCGACCTGACTACCGACCTCAAGGTGATCCTGATCGAGGAGTCGAGCGACATCACGGACGCTCTCTGGAACACGGCGACGACCCTGGCCGACTTCTCGTACACCAAGGCCGTGACCGAGCAGACGGCTGCGAGCGTGACGCTGACGACCACGGGGTCTCAGGTGTACCTGAACCACGACCCGGTGACGTTCTCGCTGCTCGCGGCGAACGTGCCGGACATCGAACACGTGCTGTACGCGCTCGACCTGACCGGCGCGGCGGCTGAGACTGACTGGGTGCCGCTCATCTGCGTGGACGTTGCCGCGCAGCCGGACGGCACGGACTACACCGTGGATCCGGGCGGCGGCCTGGTGATCTGGGAGACCGATTCCGAGTAATGGCTGACAACATCCGACTGAACCCTGGCGTGGCCGGCGACCTGATCGCCGCCGACGAGGTGAGCGCGAAGAAGTACCAGATCGTCAAGGTCGCCTGGGGCGCTGACGGCACGGCGACGGACATCACCGCAGAGAACCGGCTGCCCGTGGTGACCGAGGACTCGATCCACCTGCGGATCCACCAAGGGACGATGTACGCGGCGGGCTATCACGACATGGCTGTCGCGGACAACGCATCCATCGAGCTGCTGATCCAGATCGACGCCTCTCTGCACGCCCACACGCTGATGTCGGTCGCGGTGGGCGGGGACTCGGAGGCGTTCCTGTTCGAGGGGACCACGTTCTCGAACGCGGGGACTTCGATCACGCCCACGAACAAGAACCGCTCGAGCGCGAACGTGGCCTCGACCACGGTGTCTCACTCCCCCACGCTCACGCTGGACGGGACGCAGATCGCGGGCGGGCTGATCCCTGGCGGGACGAAGGCGCAATCTGGAGGCGGCACGGGGGCCAGCTTCGCGGAGTGGCTGCTGGAGAACAGCGAGACCTACCTCATCCGGCTCACGAACCGGGCGGGCAACTCGCAGCCGCTCGGCATCATCATCGACTTCTACGAAGCGGCCTAGTGGTCCTCGTCACCCTCATTCTGAACGGTCTCGGCACGCCTAGCAGCGTGAGCGCGATCGACTCCGGGCTCATGCCGGTGACGCAGACGCGCATCCGGCGCGTGGGGGTGCCGGTCTCGGTGCACGTGCGCCTGGACGACCAGCTCGCCCCGGTGGTGAGCGATAGGGTCGGCCCGATCTACACGCAGCTCATCGAGCCCTTCGGGCCAGAGGCCGAGGGCACGGGCCTGGTGCCTACCGTCCAGGTGACCCTCGCGGGCCGCCACTTCTTCGACCAGGGGAACGACCCGACCATGACCAAGCGGTACAAGAGCAAGGAGGGCCAGGACGTGTGGGTGCGAGGGCGCATCACCTCCGCAGACCTGTCGCAAGTCCTTCAGACAGACGTGTTCGCCGTGGTCTTCCTGCTGTTCGACGAGAGCAGGGACGACTCAGCAGACCCGGTGCACCAGGAGGAGCTGGTGGTGGAGGACTTCATCGGCACGGCCCTGGTGGTGGACGCCACGTGGAAGGCGGACGCGCAGGGGTACAGCTTCTCGCACCGGATCCAGGGGGATCTGCTGACGGAGGGAGGGCGGACCTACCGGGCCGAGTACACGGTGAAGACGAAGACCAAGGGGATGTGCGGCGTGGACCTGGAGATCAACACCATCCCCCGGCGAACGTCGCGGGCCTACTTCGGGAGCTGAGATGATGAGACGCGACCCGATGCCCCTGAACCTGCTCGACCTGGCCTTCGTGGCTGCGATCGCCGTGCTGATCGTGCTCATCGCGTCGAGCTGCCAGATGGTGCCGGCGACCGTGGGCGACCTGGAGAAGATGCGCGCGAGCTGGACGGGCCGGGAGAAGGTGCAGGCCGCGGCGACCGACGAGCTCGCCGCCGCCTACAACCGCCGCATGGACGCGGGGGACAAGCAGCACGCCGAGCGCCTGGCCGCCATCGAGGAGGAGGCCGAGGACCGCGCGATGCGCGTGCTCGAGATGGCCCTCCTGGGTGCGGTTGGCGTGACCGGCGCGGGTGGGGTGCTGCTCGACCAGCTGCGCGACCGGCGCAGGAAGAAGCGTGGAGAGAAGACCGAGACCAAGGAGGCTACGGCATGACCGAACAACTGAAGTCAGAGATCGAACGCATCAAGTGGATGGAGCAGCGGGAGGCTGGTCGCTTCCTGCGCGAGAAGGACGCGCTGCCCCTGTCCGGCTATGAGAAGCGCGACCGTGACAAGGCTCGCGTGGAGCAGGCAGTCGCGTGGCTGCGCGAGCTGGCACCCGAGAAGCTGGCCGAGGTACCGGCATGAGGTTCACGTACAGCAGCGAGGAGGCGAAGGACTGGCAGGCGGCCATCCGCAAGGCGCTCCAGGATCCCGAGGGGCCGATCAGCCTCCGCACCGTGGGCAAGGCGCAGAAGGCCGACCGCAACACGGTGACGATGCATGAGAAGGTGGTCTCCAAGGCGACCGGGCGCGACCTGAGCGAGGAGCGCACGAAGGAGCTGCTGGAGCCGTACCTGGACGGCCCGGTCAGCCAGCCCTGGGTCGAGACCAACTGGGTGCGCGGCGTGCAGCCGGTGACGAAGCGGCTTGTCCACGGCCTTCGCCAGGTGGCGCGAACCGTGGACTCCATGAGGGGGCTCGCTCTCTGATGGTCGGACGGCAGATCGATGGCGTGGAAGAGATGACGACGGTGGCCCGTAGCGCGGCCCCCGTCTTCAAGGCGTATGGAGCCTCCATCGAACTGCTGACGGCCTGCGAGCCCGAGATCCTGTACGAGGGGCCGGCCAACACCGGCAAGAGCCGCACCCTGCTCGAGAAGTGCTATATGCTCGCCAACGAGTTCCCGGGGATGCGGCAGCTCTGGGTGCGGAAGACGCGCAAGTCGATGACGGAATCGGTGCTGGTGACGTGGGAGGAGCACGTTCTGCCGGCGAACCACCCGTGTATCAGCGGGCCGAGCCGCGCGCAGCGGGACTTCTACGACTTCCCCAACGGGACGCGCATCGTCCTGGGCGGGATGGACAACCCCGACCGGATCATGTCCACCGAGTACGACTTCGTGGCGTACTTCGAGGCGACGGAGGGGGAGCAGGACGAGTGGGAGAAGCTGGGCACGCGGATCCGCAACAAGAAGATCCCGGTGGGCGTGGACAGGGACGGCGAGGGTCTGTTCTGGGACCAGATGGTCGCGGACTGCAACCCGTCACACTCGAACCACTGGCTGAACAAGCGGGCGTTGGACGGCAAGATGCGCCGGATCCGGGCGCGGCATTGCGACAACCCGGTGTTCACGAAGCGCGACCAGGCCCGTCTCGATGCGCTCACGGGCGCGCGGCGCGCGCGGCTCCGCGATGGGCTCTGGGTCAGCGCCGAGGGGCAGATCCTCTCGAACTACGACCCGGCGAAGCACCACACGCGGCTCGATCAATGGCTCCTGGACCCCGAGGAGCCGAGCGCGGGCCTCAAGTTCGACTGGTACGGCGCCGGCCTGGACTTCGGCTACCGGCACGCCCAGGCGCTCGAAGTGTTCGGGATGATCGGTGAGACCGCCGTGCTGATCGGTGAGGTGTACCGGCGCGAGATGCGGCCCGACTGGTGGGCCGGCGCGCTCGAGCGGGTGATCGACAAGTACGACCTTCAGATCATCGTGGCGGACGGCGCGGACCTGACGGCGATCCACTACCTGAACGACCGGCTTGGCCCCCTGGGCGGGCGCGACGAGGGCGACCTGATCCGTGCAGCGGTGAAGAGGCCCGGCTACAAGCAGTCGAACCTCCAGATGATGCAGGACCACCTGGCGCAGGGTCGGCTCCTGTTCGCGGAGGACGCGCAGCTAGAGGAGCGGTGCGGCGTCTGCCGGGAGCAGTTCAAGCCCCAGAGCATCCTGGAGGAGATCCCCGACTTCCGCTGGGCCGAGCTCAAGGACGGCCAGCGCGCGCGCGAGGAGCCCGACCCCCGGTGTGTTGACCACGGCATCGACGCGGCCCAGATGTTCCTGGGGTGGCTGTGGGGGACGGACCTCACGCCGAAGTGGGGGCCGAAGTACGCGCCCGGCTCCTACGGGGCCGAGCTAGACCATGAGACCGTGCTCGAGAACGACGCGCGCCTCCTCTCCACCGACGACACGACTGCCCCCGACGAGCATTGGCCCGACGAGGACATCGACGACCTGGGATACGTGAACTGATGGACTACTCGGACCCGAAGCAGCTCGAACGGTGGAGCGCGCGAATCAAGCAGGACTGCGAGTTCCGCGACGACCACCTCTGGTCGATGGACCAGATGATCGCTGCGGGCCACGGCCCCCACTACTCGCGGCGCGTGACGGCGACCTATATGCCGTTCAACCACTACTACAGCTACACCTCGCTGATGGTGGGGCGGCTGATGTACGACAACCCCCGGACGCGGGTGACGACCAGGCGACCGGGCACGCAGAAGGACGTTGCCGAGGCGATCGGACACGGCCTGAACCGCTGGGTGCGGGACGTGAACCTGCGGCGCGTGGGCCAGCAGCTCGCCACGGACTTCTGCTACTCCTGGGGGGTGGCGATGGTGACGCGCGAGCCGAACCGCTGGGAACTCCAGACGGACGAGCGAACGTACTTCGACAAGAAGGGGAAGGTGGTCCCGTCGATCAAGAAGTCGATGTGGCCTGCGGTGTACCGGGTGCCCCAGCCCTCGTTCATGGTGGACTCGAGGGCGCTGACGCTCGACTCTGCGGAGTACATGGGGCACACGTGGTACGCGAACATCGCTGACCTGATGGCCGAGGCGGACGGGCAGCCTGAGAAGGGCTGGAAGCGGGAGAAGCTGAAGCGGCTCCAGGACGGTGGCGCGGCCCCCGGTGGCGAGGCCGAGCACGTGGACCCGCTGCGGAAGCAGGCGGGCGACCGAGACACGGAGGCCGAACAGGTGGAGCTGCTGACGCTCTGGGTCTCTGGCTATGCCTGCGACGAGAAGAAGGGCCGGAAGCAGGGGTACAACGGCTCGCTGGTGACGCTGGCGAAGGCGGCATCGGGGCCGAAGAACTACGAGTGGGAGGAGGTCAAGGATCCCGAGCCCTTCTACGGCCCGCCGACCGGCCCCTACGTGGTGTTCGGTGCGTACACGTTGCCGAACCGGCTCTGGCCCCTGTCGCCCCTGGTCGCGGTCGAGGCGCAGATCCGAGCTGCGAACCGCCAGGCTCGAGCGGTGGAGCGGTCGAACGAGCGCCACAAGCGGGTGGTGCTCTACAACCAGCGGGACGCGAAGACGGCGGCGCTCCTGAAGCGGGCGCAGCACGACTTCTACGTCGGCATCCCGGGCTTCGAGAAGGACAAGTTCGCCCAGGCCGAGCTGGGGGGCGCGACGGAGACGCAGTACAAGGGCGCGATGTGGGCCGTGGACACGCTCCAGCGGGTCAGCGCGATGGACGATGCCCAGCAGGGCCAGGTGACCGGCCAGGGCACGGCGACCGAGCACACCATCGCCGCGGACTCGACGGCCTCGAGGCTCGCGCTCCTGCGCCAGCAGTTCGGGGACGCCATGAGCCAGGTGCTTCGGATCGTGGCGTACTACCTCTACCACGACACGTCCATCGTCTTCCCCCTGGGGGACGAGGCCGGTGAGCAAGTCGGCATGGAGGAGCCGTGGTTCCACGGTGGCCTGCACGATCCCGCGAGCGATGCCACGTTCGAGGACTTGGAGCTGGAGATCGAGGCGTACTCGATGCAGCGGATGGGCCAGGGCGAGTGGGGTCGCGCGGTCGATCAGGCCGTCGCCGGCTACCTGATGCCCTCGCTCCAGATGCGCCAGCTGTTCCCCTTCGTGAGCTGGGACAAGCTGGACGACATGATGGCCCAGCGGTACGGGCTGCCGGACCTGGACGGCCTGGTGGACAACGAGGCGGCGATGGCACAGGCCCCGTTCGAGGGTCCGGCCCCGGAGAACCAGCCCCGGCTCGACCGGGACGTTGGCGGCTACGAGGGCGCGCACGCGGGCCGTCCGAAGCGGGTGGCCCCGAGTGGTCCGATGGCCGAGGGGCGGCAGTTCGCGGGCGCTGGAGCGGGCTCAGGTGGGCCTGCGGCGTCTGGAGGGCAGATGACCGGCCTGGGAGGGCTCTAGGGCATGAAGAAGGCGAAGGACACGGCGGGACTGCGGCGGATCTACCGCTACGAGGACCAGGAGACGGGCCAGAAGGTGCTCATGGAGCTGGCCGACGACGAGGAGATCCACGACATCGGGGAGGTGGCGACCTGGAACGGGCGGAAGCTCGTGCGGCTGCCCTCCGGGGACGGAGGCCGGCAACATGAGGTCTGCGTCAAGTTCGACGGGATGTTCAAGAACTACCAGGTGGACCGGAAAGACCCGATCACCAGGCACGCGGACGGGCGCGACAAGCGAGGAACACCCATGTTCCAGGGCCGCTCCCACGCACGGGACTATGCGGCCAGGATGCGGGACGTGGGGATGGACGTGGAATTCGACGGATGATCTAACTCTAATCAGGGAGAGCACATGGAAGAGACAGAGCTGATCGAGGGCCAGGCGGCCCCGACGAACCAGGAGCAGCAGGCTTCGCAGGCGAGAGACACCTCTGACGCCGAGCTGCTGCAAGGGATGCTGGCCCAGGCAGACGGCCCGACCGCGCTCGACGCGACGGCGCTGGCTGCGGAGGCGCAGGGCGAGACAGCCCCGCAAGGCAACCTGGAGGAGGCTGTCGAGCCTGCTCAGAAGGCGCTCGAGGACGCGCGCGCGGTGTTGGCCCGCGCGAAGATCCACAAGGACATCATCAACGGGTTGGCCCCCGACGCTCTGCTCGAGCAGGCCGAGACGCTGAAAGGCGTTCAGGCCGAGCAGGACCGGGAGGGGAACTGGCGAGACCAGTTGGTGAAGCGATTGGAACACCTCGAAGGTGGTTCCACGGAGGGAAGCGACGACACCGAAGAGGGCGGCAGCGATGCCGCGCAACCTTCGGATGGGCAGAAAGCCAGGACGCCCGACCTGTCGGAAGCTTTGCAACCCGTGGACGAGTACCTGTACGAGGGGATCCCAGAAGCCCTTACGGCGACGGCGACGGCGATGGCCGGCTACACGGAGGAGCGGATCGCGGAAGCGACGGCCCCTCTGATGGCGCAGGTTCAAGAGCTGACGCAGGAGCTTGTGAGGCGGGAACTGGTCGGTGAGTACCCCCAGCTCCGCGACGCCACAGCCTACGGCAAGGTCAAGCAGGCGATGGCTGAGATCCAGCCGCGTGTCCAGGTGGAGGGCGGAAGCGCCTTCGACCAGGTGTACGCGGTGATGGGTCGAGCCTCGCAGATCGAGCTAGGGACAGGCGGCGCACCTTCGGAATCTCCCCCGCAGAACGGTGGCCTGGTGCCGCCCACTCGCAAACCATCCTCCGAGAACGCCATGTCTGCGGACGAGCGTTCGGCGGCCTACTTGAAGGCTGCTATGGCTTCCGGCTCATCGGCGGCTGGTAGACGAGCTGCGGGACTGTAACAGCGGTCCCACCAAAACACGGTCGGGCCGCGCAGCCTCTAAGAGGTAACCCGTGGACCTGTTCACCGACTTCATTCTGGCTACTGGGCCTGCCGACATCGGCGGCGCTCAGGGCCTTCAGAACCTCATCACCCGCAACAGCTACTCGCTGAAGTGGATGGTGCAGGGCGGCCCCGGCGTCAAAATGTGCCAGGGCGGTTCTTCGATCCGTGGTGACGTGATGATCCGAGAGGTCAGCACGTACACCACCTACAAGCCGAACGACAAGCAAACCTGGTCGAACCCCCAGGTGACCGAGGACTACAGCTGTCCCTGGCGCTTCTCGCTCGACCATATCTCCTGGACCGACCAGGAGATCATGCTCAACAACGCGACGGGTCCGCAGTACAAGGACGACGTTCGCATCCAGGCCTTCATCGACATGAGGAAGAAGGTCAACATGAGGGGCGTCACGTCTCTCATCCACGGCATGGAAGACGAGATGTGGGCGCTGCCGGACTACGGCGAGATGGAGCTCACGGCGGGCTCTGGCGTCCAGTCGCTTCCGCTGTTCTCGAACGAGATGACCAATGGCGGTCTGTACTCGAGCTACCTGAGCGGCAACGGCGGTTCGGACACGGTGCAGGGCATCGACAAGACGCAGTACGGCGTCTGGGACAACGCTCGCGCGGCCTACAAGGCGGTCGGCACTCACGCCGCGAACCACCTCTTCGAGGCGTTCGATGACGTGTTCATGGAGGTCCAGTACGAGAAGATGCCGGGCATCGGTGCCGAGTACACGGACCCGATCAGCAATCCGTTCGTGGTCGCCACGCAGAAGCAGGGCATCATCAACTTCAAGCGCAGCCTGCGCCTGAACCAGGACTGGTATCGCCACGGCCCGGACGATCCGAAGTACGGAGCCCAGTTCGACGGCACGCAGCTCGAGTGGATCAAGGCGCTGGACACGGCGGCGATCTACCCGACTGCTGAGAACCAGGCGCACGGTTCGGAGACGACCTACGGGCTCTGGTCGGAAACGACCAACAACTCAGCCGGTGGTGACACGGGCAACAACGACGGGCCGCGCTACCACGTGCTCGACTTCATGACGCTGCACAAGGTCTGCCACTCGCAGCGTTTCTTCACCTACCTGCCGAACAAGCGGCCCAGCAACCAGGCGACGACGAACATCCTCCCGATCGACTCGTGGCACAACAACTTCTGCCGCGACCTCCGTCGTCAGGCGTGCGTCTACCCTGACGGAGCCCTCGCGTAGGCCCTACCTCTCACACAAGGAGAAACTGAAATGTCTGTTGGACTAGAACCCCCCTACGGCTGGGGCGGCCCGGAGCCCTGGGAAGCCATCGTCTTCAACCCTGGAACTGTGGACTTCCTCCAGTGGGATCACGTCATGTTGGACATCGTGTTCAACGACGCGGAGACCACCACCAACACGGTCGGAGCGCAAAACTCCTGCTGGGCGAACATCAACTCGCTCACGGGCGGCGCTCGCAGCAGCGGCATCACGGCGATCTGCCAGGTGCCGATTGCCGCTCGCGAGTACGGGAAGGTGATGATCCGAGGGATCACGATGGCTCACGTCGGCACGTCTTCGACGCTGACCGCGCCCACGGCTGGCACGAAGCTCTGGGTCGAGGCTGGCCTGGACACGTACCTGGACGTCATCAACCCGCCCGCGTTCGGGGTCGGCGCGATCCAGCGCGGCATCCTGACCACGGACGGAGCGGCTGCCTTCGCGGCAATCGACGAGCCGGGCCAGGTCGCTATGCAGATCTACTTCGACGGGGTGGGCATCTCCACCTACGCGGCGAGCTGATCCGCGAGAGAACTCTCTCCCCCGCTCCCCGTCGTCGCGTTCCATCGGCGGCGGGGGGCACTCCCTACAACCTGGAGCCTGACCCATGCTGACCGTTGCCGATCTGTTGGCCGAGGTGCGCCACGCGAGCGGAGCGCAGAACTCGCTGCCCGGAATCTCCGACCTGTCCATCGTCAAGCAGGCGCTCCAGTACTTCAACTCGATGCACTCCTGGCGCACGATGATGCGCGCGGAGGCCTCTCTGTCCCTGGTGTCCGGCCAGGACTACCTGACGCTCCCCGAGGACTACCGGGACAGCGCGGTGATCGGCTACAACCAGGGAATCATCAACTGGTTCAGGTGGACCGACCCGGCGAGGCTCACCGAGCTGCGCGCTGCGGACGACGACGATCAGGACTTCAGCGGCGGCTACTGGGGCACCATCGAGTACCGGACCCCGACGAGCGGCGGCAGGCCCGTGCAGGCGATCAGCCTGTACCCCCAGCCGGTGAACGCGCAGGCCGATGCTTTCCTGCTGCGGTACACGTCGAAGCTGGTGGCTCCGGGCACGGGCCAGGCTGCGGATACGACCTACCTCCAGGTGATCGACGAGCTGGAGCCCCTGCTGCGCCGGCTGACGCGGATCTACGCGGAGGCGTACTTCCACCGGGACGGGTCGGACATCGAGCACCGGCTCCAGGCGCTCGAGCAGTCGGAGTGGCTGATGCGCCTCAAGGAAGTGGACGGCGCTGGCCAGCTCGAGCTAGGCGAGGGCGAAGGCGGCGCGGCCCAACGCGCGGAGATCGACACCGGTTGGTGGGACTCTGCCGTGACGGACCCGTCATGAACAAGCGATTCCAGCTCCGGCCTGCCCTTCGCGGGGTGAGCGAGGACCAGGGGGAGGCGAACCAGCTCCCCATGACGAGCCCGAAGGCGCGGAACGTGCGCGCGCTGGACCCGGAGACGGGGCGCGTGCAGATGGCGCAGCGAGCGGGCTACACGGACGCGCTGGCGTGCTCGCTGCCCGCGCGCGTGGAGGCCGCGGCGACGGTGACCTACGACCACCCGAAGACGGAGTTCGTGGGGCCTGGCGAGGGCACGATCACGGTCAAGTGGGAGCGGATCACCCCTTGCCAGAACTGCGCGCCGGGCCTGGCCGTGGACTTCGAGGGCAACGTCTACGCCATCGACGGCGACGGCGTGTTCATCGTGTACGGGCCGGACGGGGCCGAGCGCAACCGGACGACGATCTGGGTGCCGCAGCTCGAGAAGGTGGTCGAGCGGATCCAGGTGGACTCGAACGGCAACGTCTACGTGGCGACGACGAACGGAGACGGGTTCTCGAGCACGCTGTCGAAGTACGAGCGCGTGGAGAACGAGGACGACACGGACACCTACGACCTGGCCTGGCGCTGGCAGGGGCTCTGGGGCATCCGTGACTTCGCGGTGCGCGCGGGGCTCTGCGCGGTGGCGCGGTTCTACGGCCAGGGCGAGGAGGGCGACGAGGAGAACATCACGGTGCTGTCGCAGCTCTACGCGACGGCCCCGGTGGAGGCTGGGCAGTCGGCGGTGCCGAGCCCGGTGACGAGCGTGGACTTCAACGAGGCGGCGGAAATCCTGTTCAGCGTGGACGCCAACGCGAACCGTGGGGGCAACCCGATCACAGAGGAGGGGTGGACGGCCAGGCTGACGTTGTTCTCCCCGCATGAGATCAGCAACGGCGGCGGCGGCATCGACGCGACGGGTAACTCGTTCGCGCAGCGCGCGCACTTCTGGATCGACGCGGACACGGTTGCGAACGAGCACGTCAACAACGACTCGGTTACGCGGGTGAAGGACCGGCGCTGGCTGCACACGCAGATCGACCCGACTGAGCTGAAGGACGGGATGGCGCAGCCGGACGGCGACCTGTCCTACGTGGCTCCCACGGACCTGACCGCGCGCCCGGCGAAGGGTGACCTCTACTCGAACTTCCGTCGCCCCATCTACAAGCAGACCGGCGCGGGGCCGAACCCGACGATCCACTTCATCGGCCCGGAGGGTCGCCCGCCCTGGCGCAGCTACGACGACTACGGCAGCGTGTTCTTCCTCTGGGACGGAACCGACCTCAACCAGAACATCTACAACTGGAAGGTGGACAACCTCACCGGGGGGCAGCTGCGCCTGGGCGAGAACAAGACGAACAGCGGGCAGAAGTCCGACACGTCTGGCGACGACCTGCCGGACGCGGACGGCCTGATGGAGAACCAGGGGTCGATCATCCCTGGCGGCCCGAACACTCCCTGGGCGGCGTTCTTCTTGGTGCGATGCAACCCGTCCACGCACGGGGAGGTGATCTTCCACCACCGTTCGAGGACTGGGGACGAGTTCGCCATCCTGCACAATATGCACAGCAGCTCGACCTACGCCTCAGGTGACAAGACGCTGAACGGGTACGCATCCAACGACACGCAGGTCTCGCTCAACCAGAACCACCTGAGCGTCTTCATCGGTCGCGTTGGTGACTTCGGCTCGCCTCTCATCGGGACGCCCACGGGCTACACAGGAGCGACTACCGGCACGGCTGTCGTGGACACGACCGCGTTCAAGATCCCCAGCGTGAACCTGGCGACGGGGGAGTACGGAGACCCGGCTGGTGCGAACACCAGCACGACTTCGACGGACTACTGGGACGACTTCTCGAACGACCGGGGGGTCGCGCTGATCTCCATCGTCCACAACGGCAAGCACGGATCCGGCGAGGTGGACGATAGCGGGGGCACGCTCCAGTCAGACGGCAACTCGATGGTGCGGATCAACGGGCGGCTGGTCTGCAAGCTCAAGATGACGAGCGACCTGGCCGACGCGATCTACACGGGCGCGATCTTCGGGGGCTCGACGGACGAACACGGCCACCCCGGCCTCACTCACCTGTCCTCCTGGCACGGCGACCTGATGGAGGCCATCGGCATCGTGGGCGGGACGAGCGGCGCATCGAGCGGCGACCCGAACCCGAACCAGGTGCGTTGGCCTGGCGTGACGGACTCGGACACGCCTGCGGATCCCTTCACGGAACACCAGTGGACGGACATGACGGGGTTCAGCTACGACACGTCGCCGGACACGCGCGAGACGTACACAGCCGCCGCCTGCACGGTCGAGCAGATGGAGGGCTACCTGGCGTACAAGCACGGGTGCGGCGACATCCTGCCCGGCGCTGGCGTGGACGAGAGCACAGGCGCGGGCGTCTTTACGGGCACCGGCAGTCTTGGCCTGGGCAACCTGTTCCAGGCGAAGCACCCGTTCGCCTACGGCGAGGTCGATGGTAGCGGTGCCCCGTGGAACACCCCCCGGCCCCCGGTGGGACGAGCTGCGGCGGGCGGCGTGACGCTGGGGCCTTCCGGCGTGGCGCTGCTCTCCCCGAAGGAGATTGTGGCGAAGATGAACGCGAGCGGGGAGGTCGCGTGGGCGCTGTCCGGCAACGGGCACGGTCTCGGCGTGCTCGCTGGGCCGGATCGCTCGGTGCTCACGGTGGGTCGGCACGACGGCAGCGACACGACGGTCGCCAAGCGGCTGAAGGATCTGGGCTCGAGCTACCGGGCGACGGGCGACGACACCTGGGCGATCGAGGAGGCTGCGAACCCGGCGCGGGTTCCGGTGCGCGGGCTGGCGACGGACGTGAAGGGGAACCTGTACTGGCCGCGTGAGGACGCGCGGCAGTCTGTCCTGCTCCAGTTCACGAGCAACCCCGCCAACGCGGATATCGTGGCCCTCTCTGTGGAGGGCGGCACCCGTGGCTTCATCTTCAGGAACACGCTGAGCGGATCCGATCCGGTCTCGGTGCAGATCGAGTCCACGGCTATCGAAACGGCGCTGAACTTCGTCGCTGCGGTGAACGACACCGGCACGGCGGCCCAGTACAGCTTCGCCATCGGCGTCCCAAGCGGCGGCCTCGAAAGCTGGAGCGCGCAGTACTCGTTCGATGTCGTGCCTCACGTGCGGCTCACGCGCAAGGGCGCGTTCACGGCGGCCACCATCTCGATCAATCCGGGGATCGGGAACATCGACTTCGACGAGTACCCCTCCGACGCGACGATCACAGGGACCACGCTGCTAACCCTGAAGGCGCAGAAGGAGGCGCGGCTCGAGCTGCGCGATGCGGAGGACGGATCGCTGACCTACGACGAGCAGTTCGGGGAGGCGCGCGCGCTGGCTGTGGCTACGGATCCGGTGATCCCGCTGTGGCCGGAAGACGACGACCGAGAGGGGACGGCAGAGAACGTGTACGTGGGCCTGTTCACGGACGGGACGGAGGACGACCCGACGATCAAGAAGCTGGCCCAGGTGAAGCGCCGGCAGGTGATCGGGGAGAACGCGAGCCCGCGCCGCACGGCGCACGTAGCGGTGTCGGCGGGCCACCTGTACCAGACCCCGCGCGGCGGGGCTCCTTCGGTGGTCGAGCTGGGGGCGCGGCGGTTCAACCCGCTGTCGCCCTTCACGAAGCTCTGGGTGTACCGCCAGAAGCTCTACGGGCTCGACGGGCTGAACTACGTGGTCTGGGATCCGAAGACGAACCGGGTCGAGGAGTGGGAAGCGGAGGGCGCGGGGAAGATCCCCCAGGGCGCGAAGCTGGCCTGCGTGTTCGGAGACCGGATCGTGCTCGCGCGCACGGACGACGACCCCCACAACCTGCACATGAGCGGGCGGGGCAGCCCAGACGACTGGGACACGGATCCCACGGTGCTGACGCCGCTCTCGGCCTTCTCAGGCAACTCGACGGGGAACCTGCACTTCCGCTCGCACGACCTGGTGAACTGCATCATCCCGGCGCGGGACGACCTGCTCTACATCGGGGGCGCGCAGTCGTTCACGCGGCTGACGGGCGATCCGGGCGGCCAAGGGCAGATGGACAACGTGAGCCAGCTCGAGGGCATGGCCTTCGGGGATGCCTGGGCCGTGGGGCCGTCTGGCGAGGTGTACGTGAAGGGCCAGAACACGGGGATCTGGAGGCTCGCGCCGAACGGCGGGGTGGACCTCATCACCGAGGGCTGGATCGAGCGCCGGATGCAGGACATCGACCTGGCGACCTACGATGTCGTCATGGCCTGGTCCTTCCGGCAGCGGGGGCTCCACGTGTACGTGACCCCGAAGGTCGAGGGGCCGGCCAAGACGGATAGCTACTGGTGGGACGCCAAGACCGGGGGTTGGTGGCCGGATGACTGGTCGGACGAGGCCGTCCAGCCCGTCTGTACTGCCGTCTGGGACGGCGACGAGCCGACCGACCGGGGCGTAGTGATCGGCTCCGAGGACGGGATGCTGCGGATCGAGGACGAGCTCGCGACCGATGACGGCGCGTACCGGATCGAGAGCGAGGTGGTGCTGGGGCCGCTGACCCCTGGGGAGCTGGGCCAGGTGCTATTCACGGCGCTCGAGCCCGTCCTGGTCGGCAAGCCTGGGTACGGCGGGGTCTGGCTCGAGGTCTACACCGGAGCGACTCCCGACTTCCAGGGGGGCGATGACCCGGTGTTCGAGCACTACGTTGGGGCCGGCTACGGCGGCGACCTGGCGTTCACGGCGCTCGGAAACGAGTTGTGGGTGCGGCTGCGGAACGGTGCCTTCGGAGAGAAGTGGGCGCTCCAGAGCCTTTTTGCCCGTGCGCGCGAGGCTGGAGCGCGCAGAATGTAGGCATGGCCCGAAAAAAGGGAAACGTCCCGGTCGGACAGGGCCGGGTGAGTAAGAGCCTGGGGGCTGCGGACCCCCGGGCCTACCGGAACGCGCAGGCGGCCCAGGCGTCCCACCTGAATCTTGGGAAGGGTGTGGAGCGGGACTCCAGGGGTCGCTTGCGCGTCACCCCCGCGCGGCGCGTCGAGAAGGTGGACGTGGCCGGCGTCGAGGACACGCAACAACTGGCCGAGAACACGGCGGCGGCCTTCAACAAACTGGTGGACGAGCTGCGCGAGAGCGGAGCCCTTGACGACGGGAAGCAACGATGATCGGAACAGGAGCACTCTTCGGGCTGGGGGCGATGAACCTGGGCGGTTCGGTGCTCGGCGGCATCTTCGGCAAGCAGGGCCAGGACAGCGCGAACGCGGCGAACCAGGACGCGCTGAACCGCGCCCTGATCCGGCTCCAGGAGGGGTGGGCGAAGGGCGAAGGCGCACACATGAAGGGGATCGGGGCGCTGAAGAAGGGCTTCGGCCAGGCCCAGGGCGCTCTCCAGGGCCAGGGCGGTGCCGCTCGAGCGCGGCTCCTCCAGCGCGAGTCTCAGATGATGGGGACTTCGGACGCGCAGATGGCGAGCCGGGGGCTCTACAGCTCGACCCGCGCGATGGGCCAGCGCCGCGCGATCCACGACCAGACGAACCTGGGGCTCGCCGGGATTGACGAGTCGGTGGGCCGTCAGCAGGCGCAACTCTTCCAGAACCAAGGGGTTACGCTCGGACGCGCCTATCAGAACCTCGCCTCCATGTACGGCGGCTACGCGGGGATGCAGGCGCGGACGGAGATGGCGAACCAGCACGTCTCCTCGAACATCGGCCCCCAGATGGCGACCATGATGGGCAACCTGACGAAGCTCCTGGCCTTCGGGCTCTCGAACCCGGGCGGCACAGGCACAGCCTCAGTGGGTCAGACGGCCAACGGCTACGGGCCTGGCGACTACGGCCCCCTCCAGTCCAACGGGAGCTTCTGATGGCCGGCATCATCGAACACGGCCCCGTTGCTCTCGGCGTGGCGGCAGAGGCGTTCGGCGCTGGCGCAGGCGGCGGCCTCGCTGGGGTGAACGAGCGGAGCGCCTACGAGCGCGGCATCCAGCAGATCAAGGCCAACCGGATGAAGCTCGAGGCCGCCCAGATGGAGCTGGACGGCGAGCGCGAGCAGATGGCGCTCCGCGACCAGGCCGAGGGCCTGCTGGCGAACTACGGGCCGGGTGCGCTCGAGGCCGCGCAGTTCCAGGACACGGGCGAAACCGGCGTCCCCGGGGTCAAGCGGGCTCCGATGCAGATGCCACAAGACCTGTGGGAGCTGTACGTCCAGGGGGACGCCGAGACCAAGGAGCGGATCAAGGGCGATTTTGACTTCGCCGTGGCGCAGGCGAGCCATGCAGCTGTCACGCAGCACGTCTCAGAGCAGGGCATGGCGATCCTCGCCGGTGAGGGCGTGTACGGAAGCGTCGAAGAGGGTGCCGAGCCGCCCCCGGAACTGCTCGCGGCCCAGCAGGAGGTCCAGCAGATCCTCGAGGAGGTGGATAAGGGGATCCTCGACCCCTTCGCGGCGAACGAGCGGCTGAACGAGATCGACCAGGAGCTATTCCAGGCCCGGCAGACGGGCATGGCGAAGGCGGGCGTTCACGCGGCCTTCCGCCAGAAGATCACCGGTGCGCTCACGGCGGACGATCTTGGGCAGACGAACACCGACCTGGCCCAGTACTACAGCGGGTGGCAGCACGCCTACCAGAAGGGGGAGATCACCGAGAACCAGGCGCTCGCCATCCTGAACCTGAGCCCCGACCAGCTCGAGGAAATCGGCAACCTGTTCATGGGGACCGTGGGCGCGCGGATGCCCCAGGGATCCGTCATGCAGCGCGGCCAGGCGAACCTCGATGGCCTCTCCATCGGCCTTCCGGGTGGCGAGCAGCAGGCCCAACCGGGCGCGCAGATGCCCCCTGGCCCCGACGTGCCGGCCCCGGAGAGCCCTGACGAGGAGGTCTCTGTGCTCCAGCAGCCCCCGCCGAAGGGGTGGAAGCCGCCGCGGTGGATCACGCCGGGCACGAAGGGCGACTTCGCCAAGAAGCACGTGGGGGCCGTGCGCGGTGCCGTCGATGCGCTCGCGCAGGGGAACCACGCCTCGCTGACCAACTCGATGAACCTGATCCTGGGCGACGACCCCGACGAGCGCGAGGTCGCCATGCTCTCGGAGGTGCTGCGGCGCAGCAAGGACTACCTGGTCGAGCAGGTGGGCACGCTGGACGACTACAAGCCCCTGGGGGACGCGATGACCCCGAAGGTGAAGGAGATCATGCGCGGGGTCTGGGACGAGCAGAAGGAGCTGATCCTGGGCTCCAGGAAGAAGGCCGCGCCCGGCCCCGGCCCGGCAACTCGAGAAGGCTTGGAGGGCGTCTCGGAGATCGACCCGGAGAGCACGGCCACATCGGTCTCCAAGAAGAAGAAGGCCAAGAAGAAGAAGAAGAAGACCTGGGAGGAGGTGAAGAAGCGCGGAGAGGAAGGCCGAGCCGCGCAACGCCGCACCCCACCGAAGAAGGACTAGAGCATGGCCGACCTGAGCGCACTTGCAGCCGACCTTATCGGGGAGGCCGCGCCGGCCCCCGCTCCCGCCCAAGACCAGGCCTCAGCCCCGGTGGGGGGGTCGGTCGATCAAACGGCCTCCCAGCTCATCGCGGAGGCTCGAGGCGAGGGGTCGCACACCTTCATCGGTGGCGTGGCCGGTGCCCTGCATGAGGCCTACGCGGACGGCGAGTGGAAGAAGCGCATCCCGTTCACGGGCACGGCGCTCCAGGCGGACGACCTGCACCAGCTCTGGCAGGCCGCGCGTCGGACGGAGTTGGGCGAGCAGAGCCGGGAGGACGAGGCGCTGATCCTGGCCTACCTCGCGAAGAACGAGGCCGGTGCGAAGCGCGGGATGGGGGGCACGGTCGGCGCGATCCTGGCCGAGCTGCCGACGTTCTTCGCGGAGTTCGGGGCCTCTGGTGGCGCAGCGAACTTTGCGAAGGCCGGTGGTAAGGCCGCTCTGGGCAAGGGTTTGCGCGAGGCGCTGGAGGCGTCGGCGTCGAAGATCGGCGCTCGAGTGGCGGGGGTCAAGGTCGGCAAGCTGGGCGTGGGCAAGGCGGCCCTGGGCGCGGCTGGCGCGATGGGCAACACGGCCCTCCAGCTAGGCGCTGCGACGGGCATGGGGGAGGCCGTGGGGGGCTCGAGGATCACGGCGGACGCCTGGCGGCGCGCGCTGCCTGAGTGGTCCCTCTCGGAGAACGAGGCCGGCCACGTCCACCTGGCGTTCCACACGACGACGGGCGAGTTCGTGGACCAGCTCCCCAAGGCGATCCTGAACGAGTACATCGAGTTCCTGAGCGAGCGGTCGGGCGAAGCCCTGATGGCTGGCGTGAAGGGGGCGGCGAAGCGGGTGCCTGGCGCGGCGATGGTGGCGCAGATGCAGTCCCAGGTGGCTGAGTGGTGGGTCGCGCGCAACGGCGGGTCGGTCACGGACTTCCTGGAGCGCGTGGCGAAGAAGGGCGGCTGGAACGGCCCCGTCAGCGAGTACCTGGAGGAGCGCCTGGGCGGTGCCCTGCGGGGTGCCACGGGCGTCGAGGAGGGCGGCGTGCTCGCCAACGCCTTCCCGGCCCTCGAGCAGCAGGCTGCGGAGCTGATCGCGTTCAGCGTGCCCACGGCGGGCCGCGCTGCGATCCAGGAGACCTTCCGCAGGGATGCGACTCAGGACATGGACAAGGGGCTTACGCGCTCCTTCACCCAGGGGGAGCCGCGCAGCTTCCAGCAGATCGACGCCATCGTCGAGGCCAGCGGAGCTCAGCGCGTCCCCGCGGACGCGGAGGTGTCCCCGGAGCTGGAGGCAGCCGAGCGCGTGGCGGCCCGCCAGGGGCTCGAGGTGGTGCGGGTCCAGTCGGAGGACGGCGAGCCCATCGAGGGCTTCGATGCTGTCCTGGTCGAGGAGGGCATCGTCCTGGTGGACGTGAACGCGGTTGAGGATCCGGCCCGCCTGCTCACCGAGGAGCGGCTGCACGACCTGGCGCGGAAGGATCCCGAGTTGCACTCGGTCCTGGAGTCCACGGTCCAGGCCGGCGACTCGGCGGGGTACGGGGCCTTCCTGGGCTCCTATATGCAGACCTTCGAAGAGGTGCGCGGGAAGGAGCTGGACCCGGAGAAGGAGGGCGTCGAGGGCGTAGGCCAGTGGGGCCGCGCGATGGCCCCTCTCGTCTGGCTGTCCGAGACGAAGGCCGGGCGGATGCAGCTCTACGAGATCGTCCAGAACAACCGCAACGTGCTCGAGAAGCTGCGGGACTTCGTGGCCGGGGGCCTGAACGGTCTGGGCGCGAACGTCCGCACGACCCAGGAGCGCCGACTGGCGAAGCTCGACGCCTACCTCGAGCGGACGGGCGGCAAGGCTACGGGCGTGGACATGAAGATGAGCGGGGACGCCGACCCTGGCGTCCACCTGGCCGCTGCGCTCGCTGAGGCCGAGCCGACGACCCTGGAGCGCATCCAAGTCGGCGTGGTCCTGGGAGAGGCCCTGGAGGCCATGACGGGCCTGGACGTGCCCACGGAGCGCCGCACGCCCACGACGAGGCAACTGCCGGCAGCGGAGCGCCTTGCGCGCCTGGCGGCGGGAGAGCCGCCCCTGCGCCTGAAGGCCGGCCCCCAGCCGAAGCTGCCGGCTGCGCCCGAGGTTCCGCGGCTGACCGAGGGGTCCAGGTCGGAATCCAAGTCGGAATCCAAGCCGGTCCAAGACGGTCCAACGCGGTCCAAGGGCGATCCAACGCGGTCCAAGTCGGAATCCAAGTCCAAGCCGGGAGGTCTTACAAAAGATCCAGAGGAAAAAGGCGGCCACCCTGACGGGCTGGCAGAGGTGTACGGCTGGACCTACCAGTCCGGCCTCACCCGCTCGAACGCCGATGCCGTCCAGGCGATGACGGACGGGCAGGATCTTGGAGTCTCGGCCCACGGGCCGTGGTCCGAGAACATGAAGAGGATCCTCGACACGGCTGCGCGAGGGGGTCACTTCATCTTCCTGGACAACGGGGCGTTCACGCACTTCAAGAAGGGCACCCAGGCCAACTGGGCTGCGGTGCGGGACAAGTTCGAGGATCTGCTCGACCGCGTTCCGTGGGAGTCCCAGGAGAACATCGTCGTCGTCCTGCCGGACGTGGTGAACGACCCTGACCAGACCTACGAGCTGCTGAACTCGGTCATCGACCTGACCTGGGACGACATCCTGACGAGCAACGCTCGCTTCATGGTGAACGTCCAGAAGCCGAAGGAGGGCGAGGCCAACATCGTCGCGGAGGCCGCGTCTCTGACCGAACTGTTCGACGACGATGCGTTCACGTCGGGCAAGTACAGGTTCGGCATCCCGTTCAACGCTGCGGCGTGGTCTCAGGAGGACGTGCTCGAGCTGATGGAGGCCTGGGAGGACCAGGGGGGGGTCGGTATCCACCTTCTCGGCGCGGGCCACCAAACGCTGATGGACCTGATCGAGAAGGCTAGGGCGAAGGGTCTGAACGTGGACAACCTATCGTCCGATGCGCTGCCGAAGGGTATCTCCAGGCGGAAGCGCGGCGAGGGCGGCACGGGGGCCGATGTTGCCGAGCTACAGAAGAAGCTGGCGAAGCCGAAGGCCGCCACGGCTGGCTCCGTTGAGGCGATGCGGAAGGATCTGTTCGACGGGCGCGACCTGTCGAAGGTCAGGATCACGACCCAGGCCGAGCAGGAGGACGCGGAGATGGCCGTCGTCCTGGCGGCGCGCGACATCGTGGCCCTGGGCATGGGGACCGGCGCG